GTTGCATCAACAAACGGCGTTATGTCGCTTTCTTGCCACAACCATAGCACGCCGATAGACCCGTTGTCCTCCATTGTGTAGGCGTAGCGGCTTCCCGGCGCGCTGGAATGCGCCGAAGTAATCAGCCAATTCCCCTCACGCTTTGAGCCGTCGAACTTAACGTCAAGGAAATGCTCAACATTTACAGAGTCGCCCGTCCAGTAGGTTCCGGCCTGCGGTGCGCTAAGCTCCATCGTCGCCTCACGCCGCACGTCCTTAAACCGTTGCAAATATGTCGATGCGGTTGATGCCGCGATTGCGTCGGTCTGGATGAACCGGCAAAACAATTCGCGTATGGCAGGCTCGCCGCCATACTGCGCTTGTTTGTCAACGTCGATGGCAACCTGCGCCCGCTCATAGCTTCCCTTATCGGTGATGCTGGCGATTGGACTGCGCAGGCCGTAATAGACAAACACCTGCGAGGCGCGCTCCTCCGGCTTTTCCTTGATCGCAAAAGACCCGGCCAGGATGTGCCCCTCGTCGGTCAGCGTTGAAGGTGCGAAGTCCGGGCGCTGAGCTTTCAAGATGATCTTTTGCACCCGCTCATCCCACCACACGTTCGCCATTGCTTGCAGGCAAACTTCGCCCGCCAAGTCGTCAATTTTGGTTGGCTCGGTGATGTAGGCCGTGAATTGATAGGCACTGCGCCACAACGTGTATTCTGCGTCCCACTCACTCGCGTCAACGTAGGCCGAATCAATGCCGCCGCGCGTCACTAGCAGGTCATAGAGGATATCGCTAAACGGCTCGGCGACATACGCCACCACCGTTTGCACGCGACCGTTCTGCGTGTGACTTGCGGCCTCGGTGTTCAGCGCCGCACGGGTTAGCCCGGTGATCCGCACGTTGCTATCGACGAGCGACCGGCCCGTGTATTGGATAAGCTCCGACCCGATCCGCACCCACCCCGTCGCGGGGTAGTCAGCGACAACAGCGCCCGCCACGTCAAGCGTTGTCACGCTTGCGTTGATGTCAGCGGCAAGCGCGCCAGGCGACAACAGCGGCGCGGTGATGCCGGTATCTGTGACTTTGCGCAGCGCATCCTTTGCGGTGATGCTCACGCCGTCGCGGCCTGCGTCGATCTTCTCGATGAGGTATTCGCGCTTAATCATTTCGGCCAGCGTGTCGCCGAGGTTGCCCTCGTAGATGCGCAGGATGTAGCCGACATGGAACGGGTTGCGCGAAAGCCACTTAGACCAAAAGGAGCCTTGCGTTGCCGGGTCATAGCTGCGGTCCGCCACGTAGGGGTCGGTCTCGACGTCGTTGCTCGGCGAGTCCTTTAGCTTGACGCTGCACACCGCGCGCAGGCCAAGCGGGCCTTTGTTGCGCGACCCGCTGGCGACGTTGAGCACGGTTGGCGCGGTTTGGTATCCCATCAGCGTCGGGATAGCCACCGCAGGCTGAAAGGCGCCCGCCTCAGTGCGCCACTCGTAAGACCCCATCGGGACGAACCGCAGCGCAAGCGATGCCGTCAGGTTGAGCGCCGAGCGAAACTTGCACGTTGCGTCGGTGTTCCAGCATTTATCGCCCGTCGCGTTGCACGGAGAAACCCCAAACACGCGGCTGCAAAGCGGCTGCACGATCTCGATGACTTGGATGGGCTGCGTTGCAAACGCCATCAGAACACGCCCGTGACCGCAAGCGAAACGCTTACATAATCGTTGACTCCCATCGTCTCCGGCGCGACGTCGCTATCGGTCCAGCACCACGCCACGTCGTCGGGGAACCGCGCTGGGTTGCCGATGATCCCGAACGGATAGAGCGGTAGCGTCTTTGCGAACGGCTCGAAATAGGTCCGATACCAGTCGATGCGCAGGTGCTCCCACGAGTATGACCCTGTCACCGCTTGGCGCATAAGCTGCCGCCCAAGCCATTGCCCGGTCTCGCTGAATTGCTGCTTAGCCTGTGTCACGCGGTTAATGCTTGTTGGCGTGTGCCCCGCGTAAAATGCCTGCGTCAGTTGCAGCGCCACGCCCGCGCGGATAATGCCAACCGTAACATCATCGCCATCATCAGCCGAAATGCGCAGGCGGCGCGTCGAAATCGCGTTGCCCGATCCGTCGGAGATCATGGCGGCAATCGTGCCGTTGTCCGTTGGCGAGATCGTTGCGCGGTCGGTAAAGCCCGCCGCAAGGTCCGGACTTGTTGCGATCACGACGGTCTTGCCGCTCAGCGAATGCGCCGCGATAAACACCGTGTCGATGTTCGCCGCCGCGCCAAGCGTCAGCAGCCACGAAACCGCGCCAGTGCCAGGAACCCACCGTTGGAACGTGTAGTCGTTTGCCGCAAGCTCCGGCGTCGCTCCGCTGCCCGTGACGGCGCCGGTGACCGTGCTGTAGAGGATCCGCGCGTTAGTCAGCGGCTCGTTGCTGCCAAGGGTGTAGCCCGTGGTTGAGAGCGTCATGCGATAACCCCGCGGATTGTCCCGCCGTTGCGCTGCGCGTTGTTAAGTTGCTCCACCATCTGGCGAGCAAAGGATTCGCCGAAGCCCATGCTGTCGTTCTGGATGTTGAAGCTAAACGTTTGCGTGCGGTCCGGTTCTTTCTTTGCAGCCGTTGCTGCGCCCGATGCCGCCGCGCTGCCTGTCGCTGCGCCGCCGCCGCTTGGCGATGCGCTCATAATGGTTTTGATCGCCGCCATGCCCTGCGCCGCCACGACAGCAGCCGCCGCGATGTTCTCCGGGAATGGTAGCTTTAGCGCCTCCGTCACGCCAAGAAACGTATTGACGAGCGCCTGCGCTACCGCAATGGGCTTGGAGCCGTTGAACAGCGTGGCCATAGCGCCAAGCATTTTGCTCGCCGTTTGCGCGGCGTCGGTGACAGCCTTGACTTGAGCGGCGGCGCGCAATGCTGCCATCCTTTTTTCATATGCCGCAGCGGCGGCTTCGTTCGCTAGGTAATACTGATCCGTGAATGCATTTTCTTCCTCAAAGCCTTCCTTTAGCGCCTCAAGTCGTAGCGCCATGCCTGCGCGAATTTGATCCGGCGTTGCGCTTGTATCCGTGGTCGAGAACGTCCCGCCGATTTCAGGGGCTTCACCATCTGTCGCCGGGTCAGTCGGCGTGATGCCCGTGCCGCCGCCTGTCGTGACCATGCCGTCACGCTGCGCTGCAAGCGCCTCGGTCAATATCTTAACGCTATCCGCCGCAACCAATTGCTGCTCAGCAAGGCGAGTGTCGGTTTCCAAAAGGGCCTGGCGCTTATTAAGAAGGTCAACCGTGAGAAGGCCTTGCTCCTCATAGGAAGCGGAAAGCGCCTTTGATGCGCTGTCTCGCCCGCCACGAAGCGCGGCCTCAGCGCTCTGCGAATCCTTAATTTGCTTCGTTAGCGACGCAAAAGATTCGCCGGAAAGCGCAAGCGCCTTTTGCTCCTTGATGATTGCTTGCACGTTTTCAAGGCGAGATCGCGCCTCAATTAGTTTCTGACGCGCCGCCTCAACCGACATGGTGATGCCACCGTTCAGCGCCTTGTTCAATTCCGTGGTCTGGCGAATTTCATCGCCCATCGCGCGCACCACGTCATCCGCCGCGCGCGAAACCCCGAACATTGCAAACGCCAGGTCGGCCACAAAGGGCGCAGCGGTTAGGCCGATGAAGTCTGCGACATGTTTAATAAACGCTGCCATTGCGTCAATCATTCCGCTATCAACCAAGGCCACGCCAACAGCCGAAACCGCGCTGCCAAGCTGCGCCATGGCCGCACGAAATTCGCGCCCGCTTGCCGCCGTGTCCTCGCTCGCAAGGCCGTAGCGCTCAACCTGATCCCCCAAGCGCGCAAACTCCGCGCCGTTGTTTTTTAGCAATGGCGTGAGAAGCGACGCATCCGAAGCAATTGCCTCAAGATAAAACGTCATTTCCTTAGATGACACGTTGGCCTTTTCGAGCGTGCTAACGAATAGCTGCAACGATTGCGGGCCTGAAAGGTTCTTAAATTGATCCGCCGTCACCCCAACCTGCGGCGCGATTTTCTCAAAGAAGTCTTTAAGCTCGCCGCCGCCGGTCGCTGTAAAATCGCCGA